TATAAAGTAAACCGCATTTGATTTATAAGTACCCTCGATTGTTACATTTGTTAATCCTGTGTTCGCTAAGATATTGCTTTGTATCGCTGGTATGAAGTCTAAGTTGTAAACCATATCAACGCATGTAGGATTGAAATACTGAAGGTTTGCTCCAGAAGCATTTGTATAAAAAGCATCACTCACATGATTACCATAGCAACTAGAAAACAACATTGGATTTTGTGTCTTAGACTCTGTGGTATCCATTAGCGGGTCAAGAGGCACATACCTTGTTCCATCCTGAATAAATATATTAGAATCTAATTGGAAGTCCTTATCGGAGTTTCTTACGTTTTTGTAGTAAGACCTGATTTGCTGATTGTTTGGTAATATTGATAGAGGGCTACCAGTATATACTTGTAAGTTACATTGCTGAACGTACAAACATCTGTCGTTTGCAGGAGTAGTTACAAGGTCTCCAAGGTAATATGGGCTGTATTGTCTTATACGTAATTTAGCACCTGCAGGAATATCTAAAACTCCTTTAATGTTATAATATATAAGGTCAGCATCGTTTACATGATTAGGGATAGTTATTAATGGTAATACCCCAGTCGTAGTAAAGTCTGTAGTAGTAGTAAATTTGTTGGTAGCTACATCATAGTAATAGGTAATCTCGTTATTATCGGCATCTGTTGCTTGAAGGATAAGAGATATTACCGGTCTTGGTCTAACATTATTCTGAGAGGTACTACCGCTTGTAGGATAGTTTTTCAATCGACCATCTGTATATGCTGAATAAGAGAAAGAAAACGCATCACCAGGATTTACCGAGAATGGTTCGCTATCTATAAACTCATATTGGTCAAATAATCTAACAGGTATAAATTGGGTTGCAAATACAACCTCTGACCCAAATGTCTCTGTTTTGCTTGTAGCATAAGGGTGGAATGGGGTTATTCTAGGCAATTCGATATTTCTGCTATCAATCAGGACAGTTTCCCTTGCCATTGGGTTGTAATAAGCCTCTCTACCTCTGTATAAATACCAGTTATTTACAGAATACCTAACACCAGAATTGCTCCGTATCTCAGATATAGAACTCATATTGTAGTTAGGGGTATTTATATTTTTAGATGCTTGGTTTACTATTGCAACCTGATCTGATGGGTAGTTAAATCTAACTGATTGGTCTCTACCTAAGTTTTTGAATACTCCCGAGTTTAGTTCTGGCGTTGAATCGTTAACCGTAACATTATCTACTAAGGTATAAGTAACGGTATCAGTGCTTACGTTGAACCCAGTTATATTGTATAATTGCGTGTATCTTGTGGTATTGTTTACCAGGTTCTCGTATGAGCGAATATATAGAGTATTGTCTCTAAAATAAGCCATCAATCCGAATTGGCTACAGATACCACTGAGTACATTAAATATTGTATCGTATTTACCTGGCTCTACTAAAAACGCATTCTTCTGTACGAAATTAGCATTTGAACTAATAGTTTGGTTTAACGCATTCTTATAGGTATTAGGAGCAGGTAATGGAAACTCTACAGAAACATTATTTGTTATATCTGCAAAGTAACCACATCTCATTATTATATCGAGTATTGATATTCTATCTGAAGGGAAGTATTGGACTGTGGGGTTTTCTATTTCCTCTGGGAAGTTAAAGAACCTATTTACCTTCATCATCATTATATCCGAGAATTGCAGATTCATATTAATCGGCTCAATCTCAGTTACAGTTAAGTCAGAAGTATATATATACCAACCCTTCCAAATAACGTTGTACACATCCCCCGGGTCTTTTCTTCTAACCTCTAAGTAAAACTCATCTACTTCCGCATCTATAAACTCTATAAAGTCAAAATTAGCACCATCCCAAGTACCTGAATATTCATTCCAATTCTCTTGTATCTCTTCCCAAATCTTTAAAGTACCTGCCTTAAATTGTAGGTTTAGGCTTGCTTTAGAAGATATGAATGGCCTGTAGGAAGAATCTCCACTTCTGTCGGTCTCTATAATTAAAGGATTACCACTACCTGAGACCTCGTATATCGGCCCGGTGTAATCTTTCTTGTATATAAAGGCCTCGTATTGGAATGGAGTATTTTGATATACGTCAGAAAATGTAAGTAAGTATTTAGGTTGATATGCCATTAAAAGTATTCGTTTCTATTGTTATCTGCTCTTTTTATCAATATTGATAAATCGTTACCACTAATTTTTGTCTCTGCAATTACGTTTCCTATTTGCCCATTGTTCGTAGAGTTAGGGAAAGCTGTAATACCTCTCATGCCACCAAAAGAAGAACCAAGTGGAGTAGAAGAAGCAGCACCACCACCGCTAGCAGAGCCACCTCCTGCAATACTTCTTGCACCTGCCCTTGCAGCACCAGCCAATGCTAATAATGCAACACCAGCAGCAATAGCTAATGGCCCCTTTAAACTCGTTAAGGCAGCTTTAATACCCTCTATGGCTTTACCGATACCGGTAGTTAAGATTGCGGTTTCTATTGCAGTTTTTATAAGCCCTTGACCAAATTGAGCAAACATACCAGAAGCAGCATTGAGTAATCCGCCTATAGCACCTGCGGCAACATTAGTACCATTTACTATAGCCTCGCCCATGCCAATAAAGGATTCAGAAATTGTATTTATTAAGCCTTCCTGCAAAATCATCCTAACCTGCTCTGACATGTTAGCAAAGCTCTCAGCTACCCTATCATTCTTTTTCTGTAGCTCATCAGTATCTAAGCCTTTCTGTATTTCAGCATTTAGATTATCAAGTTCTTTTATGGAGTCCTCTGCATCTTGCTTTATTCTACTAGAAAATAATTTAGCAGCAAACTCTTTACCTTCTATTGCAAATAGCTCTTTTTTTAAGCCAAATAAACTATTTTTTAGCTCATCAATCTTATCTGCAGCCTGTTTTGTATTAACTAAAGATAAAGACTCTATAGCGGTTGTGTATGCAGATATTAATGACTTGTTTTTATCGCTAAATGATAAACCAGTATTTTCGTTTATTTTTTTGATTGAATCGGATAGCTTTTCTAAAGCCTTTTGGTATGAGCCAGGTCCTTCTATATCTTTACCAAAATCCTCAGTTAAACTACCCCCCTTTTCAATCTCTTTGTTTATTAGTTCTTGTATTTTTAAATCATCACCTTTTAATTGATTTAGGCGTAATTGCATTACCCCAATCTTTCCTATATCGGCAATAGCAGCAGCATTTAAAATATTATTAAGTTTTCTTGATTGTAATGACTTTGATGCTTCTTCCGTTTCCTTTACTGTACCCTTTTGATATATTTGCTGTTGATCATTTCTTTGGGCATCCAACTCGGCTTGTGCGGCCTTTGCATCTGTAATTCTTTTTTGTAGTAAATATTCCTCTTTTGTATTTTCTGCTATAATGTCTGCACCACCTCTAGCTTTTGCCGATGCTATAATGCTATTTGTTAATTCTGTATAGTTCTTAGCACCTTGACCAGCTAGTATAGCTTCATCACTTAAATTGGCAAAATATTTTGGATACAGTTCTTGTAGTTGGTCTACTGCACTTCTCCTAGCCTTTAATGAAAGTGTGGTGTTTTGAGTTTGTTCATATAGAAGCCTTAAGGTTGTTAACTCATTAGCTGAACTTTCAACCCCTTTTAGCTGTGCCCTATTTGTAGCATCTAACGCTTTAGTATAATCCTCTAAACTATCAGTATTTTTTTCAACCGCCTGAGCACTATATGCCCAAATTGTAAGAGCAGCAGTAAGAACTGAACTCGCTATAGTTATATATCCAGCAAATGGTTGCAGTGCCTTTACCGATAATGTCAGCTGGTCAATAAGGATAGGAATGTTGTTAGATATCGCAAGAATACCTAAACTAAAGCTATTTGCAAAAAATCCAGCGTCTCTAATAACCTGACCAAAAGCGAAGGCAGTCATCCTGCCCCTGTTAGCATTAGCTTCCATATTTTTAGTAGCCGCAGCTGCACCATCAGCACTTTTCTTGAATTTCTCTAGTTCTACTTGAACCCTCTTCAATCCAGCCTGTAATTCGCTTATATCGGTGGTTATATTTACTCTGAAATTACTATCCATTCTTATCTAACTTTTTAACGACCTCTTGGAAGTCCTCTTTACTAATTGGGTCTAGTTTAGGCTTTTTGGGTTTGCCTAGATTGTCTGTCCAAAGTGGGTGTATTTGTTCAGGCTTTTTCTGATCTTGTTTTTTACCAACATTAGCGTTGTAAATCATCGAAAAAATTGCCCTTGTATGCTCCCAGTCTTTGGTTTTTCTCTTAAGATAGCCATAAGCATACCTGTTATAGTTTGCCCACGTCATATCGAAGAATTGGTCGGGAAGAAGCCCCACTTCACATATAGCAAAGTCAAGAACCTCTTCCCAGCCTATTTTTTTGGCGACTTACCGCCTTTAGAATTAGAATCAATAGCTTCTTGGATTTCTGTAACTCCTTGTGATGCTTTAACCGACTCTTCAAATACTTTAGTGATTTCTGTAATTTGTGAGATAGGCATATCGTCTACCCAGCTAACCACATCCTCATACGTAAAGTCCTCAGTCTCTTTCTTAACAAAGCAGTTGTTCTTTAAACCACAATAAACCAAATCAGCACATAGCTTAATAGGGTTTTGTTCATTGAACTCTACTACTCCGGTATTGTTGAGTTTTGAATACTCGATTAATGCGTAGTTACCGAATTTAACACCACGCTTTTTACCACCTAATTCTAATTGAATATAACCTGTCATAATTTTCTCCTTTTTAATAGTAGTTGTGGCTACCGTCTAGGAGAGTTTAATTATACAGTTCCTTGAGTTAATGCTCCAGTACCTTGGAAGGTTACACTAAATCCTGAAGGGCTCTCCATATCAGCAGTCTGAGAGATAGAAGATACAAAAGCGTTACCGCTAAGTTTCATATCACCAGCAGTTGAAGTAGCGAACTCGATAGCTACAGCAGATCTTGCGATCAACATTGCTACTAACTCATCAGTTTCTACACTTGCAGAAGTTGCATAGTCGATAAGACCATCAGAAGATAAGGTAAAGCTACGTACACCTGCGAAGAACTCAG